CTGACCGCCCAGGGTGAACTCAAGGCGCGGCAGGAAGCTGCCGAGCAGGCTCTTGCCGGCATCAAAGATACCGGTGGCGGTGGGGGCGCGGTTGACCAGACCGCTGGCCAGCTTCTCGCTGCTCATCTGGAGGAGGACGCCGACGCTCAGGCTTTCATGGCTAACCCCGTACAGGGGCAGACCATGCGAGTGGCGGTGCCGCGTAATGCCTTCCAGGCAGCGCTGACTGACACCACGGGTGGTGGCTCTTCCCTGACCTATCCGGCAGACAATCGCGGCATGGTTCAGCCCTTGCAGCGCCGCTTGACCATCCGCGACCTGTTGATGCCTGGTCGTACTGACAAGCCTGCCATCTTCTTCCCGCGGGAATCTGGCTTTACCAATAACGCTGGCATTCAGTCCAGCCAAGGTGCGCTGAAAGCCAAGTCCAGCATCTCGTTTGATGATGTGACTCGTGCGGTGGCCACCATTGCGCACACTCTGGATGTCTCCACTCAGATGCTCTCTGATGTGCCGTTCCTGCAGAGCTACCTGGATGGACGGATGATGCACGGCCTGAAGCTCAAGGAAGAGCTCCAGCTGTTGCTGGGCTCTGGTACCGGTAACAACCTGGAAGGCCTGTACACCGCTGCTTCCGCCTACTCGCAGCCAGCGGGCGCTGTTGTTGATGGCGAAACCATGCTGGACCGCCTGCGGCTCATGCTGCTGCAGGTGGAACTGGCGGAAGCCTTCGCTACCGGCATCGTCATGAACCCGGTGAACTGGGCCAACGCGGAAATGCTGAAGGATGCCAACAAGCAGTATCTGTTCAGCAACCCGCAGGCCACCACCACCGGCCGCATCTGGGGCCGTGATGTCGTGGCCACCCAGTCCATGCCGCAGGGCGAGACACTGGTGGGCGACTTTGCCACCCATGCCCAGCTGCTGGATCGTGAAGACGCCAGCGTCGCGATCTCCTTTGAGAACAAGGACAACTTTGAACGCAACCTGGCCACCCTGCGCGTGGAAGAGCGCGCAGTGCTGGCCATCTACCGCCCCGAAGCCTTTGTGAAAGGCTCGCTGATCGTTGGCAGCTGATCACGGTAGCGGTTGGGGCCTTCGGGCCCCTTTTTTAATTTCGGGAGTCAACCATGCCTGAAGTGGTAGCCCTGACCTATTTCGATAACCGGGTGCGCGGTGAGCGGTTCCATTGCTCGGCGTATCTGGCGGGCGAGCTTGGCCGCAAGGGCCTGGCTCGGGAGATTGAGGCGCACCCCAAGAAGGCCGCTGGCACGAAGTCGTCTGCATTGCCAGTGGCCCCAGCCTCACAGAAGCAGACGTTGAACAAGTCAAAGCCTGGAAGGAAGCCTCGCCGGAAACGCGCGGCGTCATCGTCACCAACACCACCTTCCGCATAGCGCCCTGGGCCGACATCCTCTACGCGATGGATCTGGCTTGGTGGCGTAAGCATTACGATGACACCCATGGTTTTGCTGGCGAAAAGCTCAGCATCGCCAAGGGGGCGCGGGGGGCGGCGATTGTTGATCTGCCTTACTCCGGTAACTCCGGGGCAGGCGCATTAATACTGGCGCACCACTACGGAGCCAGCCGGATCATCATGCTCGGCTACGACTGCAAATATGCACCGGACGGCAAGAGACACTGGCACGGCGACCACCCAAGAGGGTTGGGCAACGCCGTCTCGGTGAATAACTGGCCGGGTGAATTCCAGAAGGCAGCAGGTTTCCTGCATGGCGCCGAGATCCTAAACGCCAGCCGTGAAACCGCCATCCAGCTCTGGCCGCGAATTTCCCTGGAGGCAGCACTCAATGAAAGTGCACGGCATTGAGCTGATTGATGATGGCGATATGGTCATCAAGCACCAAACCGAAAGCGGAAAAGGGTTTGAATCTGAGTCTGTAATGGCCTGGATTCAGGCTTGTTCTCATGGTGGGGTGGCCATTGATGCGGGTGCCTACACGGGCCTGTATTCAATCCTTGCGGCCCAGCTTGGAATGCAGGTGCATGCGTTTGAGCCTAACCCTGCGGTTTATCAGCGGCTGCTTGAGAATGTGTTGGGCAATCAGGTTATCGCCAGTTGCTACTTCTCTGCTCTCTCCCATTCAACGGGTGAAATGGGATTTGTGGGTAAGTCTTCAACCAGGCTTACCAGCGCGGGGTGTGTGAAAACAGGGACAGGGACTCGGTGTGTCGCGATTGATGACCTGCGATTCACGAATGTCACGGCGTTAAAAATCGACACAGAAGGCCATGAGCGCTGTGTCATCAAGGGTGCGATTAATACCATCGCCCGGGATAAGCCGCTAATCATAACGGAAGCCCTGGACAGTGAATCCCGCACTCAGCAGGCCGAATTGCTGGTGCCGCTGGGTTATACGCCCTTGCCGGCGGACAGCAGGAATATCATATGGCAACAGTAACCCGCGTGTGCGTGCTCAAGTCGGGCGGTGATTTCGCGCCTCGCCATGTTCAGTGGCTGGCTCGGCAGGTGCCGGGGCTGGTTTGCCTGACTGATATGGCAGTGCCCGGCGTGCCGGTAGTTCAGATGCAAAACGCCTGGCCTGGGTGGTGGAGCAAAATGAACCTGTTTTCCAAGGCCATCCCGGGCGATCTGCTCTATCTGGATCTGGATACCGTAGTTATCGGCGATCTCACGCCCTTGGAGGGGGTAGGGGAGACCACCCTGCTGGAGGACTTCTACAAGCCGGGCTTGCTGGCCTCCGGCCTCATGTACATCCGAGAGGAAGATAAGGCCCACGTCTGGGATGCCTGGATGGCAGACCCAGATGGCCATCGTGAGCGGTGCCAGACCAGGGAACGCTGGGGTGACCAGGGATTCCTGCAGGACGTACTCCAGGCGCAAACCTGGCAGCAGGCGCTGCCGGGTGCCGTGGTCTCCTGGAAGGTGCACTGCCAGAAACAGATTCCCTACGGGGCAAGAGTGGTGTGCTTCCACGGTAACCCGCGCCCCTGGGCAGCCAAACAATCATGGGTATTGCCGTTATGACCATCACGCTCGAGGAGGCCAAAGACTATCTGGATGTCATCCACGATGCGGATGACAGCAAGCTCCAGATGCTGCTGGATGCCGCCCATGATGAAGCCCTGCAATTCATGAACCGGGATGATTTCGGCGACCTCTGCGACTGCGACAGCTCCAGTAGCAGCAGTGAGCCGATCATGCCAGCCAGTGTGCGGCTGGGTGTACTGGTCTTGCTGCAAGCGGCCTACCAGGCCGGCCCGGATGATGCGGAGCAGCTGCGCCATGTGGCCGAAGTAAAGCTGATGCCGTACCGCTGCGGGCTGGGGGTCTAATGCTTGCCTATCGCCTGCGCCATCGCATTGAAATTCAGGAAACGGTGGAAATCCGCAATCCTGAAACCGGTGGCGTGAAAACCAGTTGGCAGACCCTGGTGGTAGCGGGAAAGCCGATGAATCAGGTGCCTGCGGAAGTGCTTACCGGCCCCGGCAGTGAGCGACAGGCCGCCGGGGCTGTGCAAGCGGAAACCGATGCCCGCATCAATTTTCGCTGGTTCCCGGGGCTGACCCAGAAAATGCGCATTCTCTGGGATGGCCGCGTTTATAACATCGATGGCCTGGCCACTGATCGTACTGGCCGGCAGGAATGGCGCACCACCTGCAAAGAGGGGGTGAATGATGGCTGATGACATTCAATTCAGCATCACCGGGCTCGATTCCTTGCTGGGCAAATTGGATGCCATCAAGCAGGAAACCAAGCGCAAAACCGGCAGAGCCGCATTGCGTAAGGCTGCCAATGTGGTACGCGATGCCGCCAAAGCCAACGCCGAACGGATTGATGATGCGGCTACCGGGCGTTCAATTGCTGAGAACGTGGCAGTCCAGTGGAACGGTAAGCGTTTCAAGCGCACAGGTGATCTGGCGTTTCGCGTGGGTGTCCGCCATGGGTCAAAAGTAGAGAAGAAGGGTAACCCGGATGAGGGGGCCTCAGGGCCTACGCCGCATTGGCGCTTTAAAGAATTCGGCACAGAGAAAATGGCGGCGGAACCTTTCATGCGGCCGGCGCTGGAAAACAACATCAACCCGGCCACGGATACCTTCATCCGTGAATACGAAAAGGGGATTGACCGCGCCATCAAGCGTGCCCTGAAAAAAGGAACGACCGCCTGATGTATCCGCCAGTCTTCTCCATTCTCAATGGCAATGCGGCTGTGGTGGCCTTGCTGGGCTCGCCCGTACGCGTATATCCGTTCGGGCAGGCACCGCAGGATGTCACTGGTCCTTATGCCGTTTGGCAGCTGGTCACCGGCACCCCGGAAAACTACCTGCAAGACCGGCCGGATGCCGACAACTTTGATATCCAGATGGATATCTACGCTGCCGATCAGGATGACGGCCTGGCCGTGGGCAAAGCAATTCGCAATGCCCTGGAGCCCTTTGCCTATATCACCCGATGGGGTGGGCAAAGCATGGACCCAGACACCAAGCGGTGGCGGGTAAGTTTCGACGTTTCGTTTATTGTGAAGAGAGTTTGATCGTGGATATTTACAACGAGACAGATCGCCTGAAAAAAGACATTCAGAAACTGATCGATGAGTATAAATCGGTAGTGGGTGAGTCGGTGATTATTGATGTGAATGTCGACAATCTTGATCTCCAGGCCCACGGAGACCCAAGGCCAAAGTTTTTGGCCCAGGTTTCGGTCCAGGCATCTATTCCCTCGATAAGTTAAGTCGCTGCTCGCCATCGCCGTGAGGCGAGGGCGGGCGGTGCATTAATTGGGGCCTAAGGCCCTTTTTTATTGGACGTCGTGAGACGTCCCAAGTCAGC